ATTTCGTAAGTCGTTGGTGTATTTATAACATGAAACTTAACACGTTGTCAACCGTTAAACTCATTAAGAAATTCTAAAACCTTATTCAGATATTGATTTGCCAGGTCCTTCTGAACGGGATCTCTCCATTCCTTATGCAACTCATTCTTGAGTTTATAAAGTTTGGCTTCCATGTCTGGTTTGCTTATGCGACCTCTCCCCATGACTGAGACTCCCTATCAATAAATGCTTTACGTTTTGCCCAAGTGTCTTTCTCACCGTAAATGTGTCCCTTCTTGTATGATTTATTGATACAATCTGGAGAATTAACTGTGATGCAGACAAGGTTACTTAAAACCTCTGGGTCTCCGACTTTTCCAGTTCCTAACCAAATGTGTTGTCCGTTTAACCAGACTGCTCCACACTTAGAACACTCCTCTCTCTTCAGAGAAAAGTCGGAAACCTCTCTTTGATCGTCCATTAGAAATTTGGAAGTGTTACGGGTCCGTCCCCACCAGTTGTTGGAAGTTCAGGAGTGCTGGGAATCTGAAGAGATTCTGTAACTGATTTAATTATAACACTCTTAAGAGAATCTGTAATATTCTCTCGGTTCGCATAAAGAGTGTATCCACCTGCTACAACTCCAGCCGACACAGCAAATGAAAGTACAGCGAGTGCGTTGATGACCTTCTGCATAATGAAACTCCATAGCATTGAGAACTTATTTATCTCTAAATAACGGTAGTTCTATTTTCAATGTTTTCAAATGAAGAAACTATTGCTTTTAGCTTCTTCGTTATTTCTTTTTTCACCCGTTGCTAACGCTGCCGAAATCACTTCGAGATTGACTGATTCAATTCAGTTGACTGTTGATGGTGCAGCATCTGCCGCTACAAGAATTGGAAACTCATACAGCGTGAGCGGTAATGGAGTTTCCACCACTGATGGCACAACAAGCGGCGTGGTTGGTGGTTTGGGCGCTGCAACCAATGGCGTAAATTCTTTCACATCAATTACAGCCTCTCAGGCCACTGATGGTTCTGCTTTCTCATTCAGTCAGTCTTACACTGCTGGTGATGCAGACAATGCATCGACAACTGTTTCTTCTGGAGTTGTTGGTTCTCTTCCACTATTTGGAACGACGACTACAACTTCGGGCGGTGTAGCAGGAACGCTGGCTGGTACGCTGTCAAACACCGGTGTTCCAACTGTGACTGCTGGTGGCGCTGGCACAACAGCAATCGGACAACGTTCAATTGAATTGAGCGTATTCAAATGACCGATGATCTCCCATTAGCAATCCTCTTAGGGGCGTTGTTGGGAGTGCTGCACGGGACTGCCCAACTCGCACAGGCAGCTCCTGTGGTTCCCAACTTCACACGAGGAACAATCACAAGCGAAACCACCACCAAAACTGAAGTGGTGGAGGTTATTCGTCAAGTCGAATACACAACTGGAACATCTTACACAGTTACAGGGACAAACATAAACATTCCTGCTAACCCAACCCCAGGTGCAAATTACACCATCATCAATCAGGGTGAACCATTCCAGTTTTCTGAAACTTATCTTGGCCCTGGAACGGCTTCTGAAACATGGATCGATCGTCGCACCGTCATAGAATCTACAACAAATTCTATGTCAGTCTTTACTCAATAACATTATTGTTTGGTGGTGCGGCAGTTGCTCAAACGGCACCATCCAACACAAACATCGCTGGACCAACAGCGAGTGCAACCGGTAATGTTACAAACCAGGCTGTTCAGGTCTTGCAGGGACCGTTCGCAGTAAACCAATATGACCCTGGAGTAGCATGTCAAGGAGCGACTTTCAACATCGCTCCTTTTATTATGGGAACCAGATCATACAACTGGGATCCAGAATCCTACCTAAATGGAGGAGGAAACATGGGTGTCTCAGCATCCTGGCAGATTCCTTTGGATAGAGAAGCAGTTCAGTTGTGTAAGGACAGAGCAAGGATTGCTAACAGAAGACAACAAGCAGAGGCAGACAAGGCTCGATTGGATTTTGAACTTGTAAGACTTTTGAAATGTGGAGAAGCAATGAAGTCTGGCGTTCGCTTTCATCCCGAAAGTCCTTATGCCAGCATCTGTTCTGATGTTGTTGTTGTAACTCCAAAACCTCAACCAGTCGAAAATAATGAATCTAATTCAAAAACACAAACTCTTAATAAGCAAGTTTCAGAATAAATACCACATCTCAGACTACAAACTTTTGTGGATTTCATTCGCTAAGGGTCTGTTGATCGGGGCAATCTTCTTATGACAGATCCCGTTTGGTCAGTCATCTTCATGGTCTTTCTAAGTCTCGTGTTGGCAGGACTGATGATTGTATACGTCTTTTACCTAATACAACAGGAGAACAAAGATGGCCAAGTCCGCGAACAAGGGCAAGAAAGGTCAATCAAAGCAGAATCAAGGTAACGCGACTGCGAAAAAGGCTAAGAACGGGGGTAAGAAAAAATAAATATATGCCAAGAGAATGGAATACTTCTTTTAGGGAACCCTGGAACCCTGTGATAAAGAAGTGCTTGGATGGTGTAGATCTCCATACCAAGTTGTATCTTGAAAGTCAGGATACCTTTCATCTGAACCAGGCAGATTTACTTAGACTCTATGTATCAAGATTAAAAACCTGGATACATAACACAGAACCAGAAGGATTTCACAGGAACGAAAACAATGGGAGCAATGACACCACCAAGTCGGAAGAGTTGTTACAACTTCCGAGTGATCAGCATAGATAGAGTGCTGGATGGAGACACGATTGATGTCACAATTGACTTAGGATTTGACTTATATAAAAAGGAGAGAGTTCGTGTTGCAGGAGTGGATACGCCAGAGAAACGAACACGAGACGAAGAAGAGAAGGCTCTGGGATACGATGCCACAAACTGGCTTAAGGAAAAACTTGAAGGTGCTATCTCTGGCGACGATGATCTCGTTATTAGGACTGAGCTTGTTGGCGGTGTGGGTAAATATGGGCGTCTTCTCGGGTGGCTCTACATCGGGGACGCAGAAGTCTCTCTCAACGAACAAATGATTACCGAAGGATATGCCTGGGCATATGATGGTGGCACCAAACAAAAAGACTTTGAAGAACTTCGTGAAATTCGTCGTGCTCATGGCACGTTAGTAGAATGATTTCTACTCTTTATGTTTTTTCTTTTGTGATTTTACTGGTTACTGCAATGGAATCATCATTTCCTGTGAGAAAGAAAAAGTGATTAGTTTGTATCTAACAATCGTAATTGTTGCTTTGATGATTGCATATGCTGGTATTGAAGGAACCCTCAGAGTCTTTGCCTGGATGGATCTCCAAATCAGATTCATCCCAATCAAAATCAAAATGGAACTGATGAAAAGAAAACTGAAGTCCCAACTCGACAGGGATCGAGATTACTTAAAAAGATAAGATCCCTAAATCGAAAACTTTGCTCCCAGTTTCTTCGCAATTGCCTTAGGTGGTTGGAAATATTTCTTAAATCTTTTAACTCCATCTTTGGTAAGACTTTTTGAAAGTTCTTCATCAATGATGATCTTATTGTCATACTCCCAGAAAGCATCGATGTCCACCTGATCACGAAGATACTGTTCTAACTTCTCGATCTTGCTCTCCAGGATTTTCATTCCCTTACCAGAGTATTCGATAACGTCAGCGGATCCCTCTCCATTAGGAACAAAATGGAGAACTGGTTTGACCTGCTTGACTTTCACTTTCTTTTTCTTTCCTTTCAACAGTTGTTTGAGAAGAGGATCTGCTGCTGATTTGATCTGACCAATCACAATGCTGGCACCCAAAGCAACAGTGGTCGTAACAACAGCAGTTGCACCAGCAGTGATGAGAGGTGCAACCTCTGGAAGAGGAACATCCATGCCTGCCACATTGACAGTTGGTGTCTGTGGCAGGTCACGAGTGTCTGGTCTTGGAGCTGCTTCCTGCTGGTTTCTCTGATTTTCTGCTTCGACTGCCTCTCTCCACTCGTCCTCCGTTGGAGCATCGATTACTGGGTAATCAATAGTGGGATCGGTCATGTCGATCACAGGTGCCCTGAGACCCCTTGTGACGGGTCCTGGAACCCCCTGAGTGACAGGAACATCGATAGGATCAATGGTTCTAACAACAGGGGGAGGAAGGTCCCTGATGACGTTTACAGGTCTACTTCGTACCTGAATCGGTGGGATTTGGGACATTGGTTGTAGACATTACAGGTGGTGGAGCAGCAATTGTGATTGGTGCTTGCTCAATTCGAATCGTCTGAGATGGTGCTGTTTGTGCAGCAGTGGCAATCAGTTTTTCCAAGTCTGCCTTGGAAACACCACCAGCAGCACCACCCATCTTCATTGTTCCGTCGCCAGACTTCTTAGCAGTCTGAACACCAAAGGTGGCTAACACCCCAGTGAACACCGATGCGATAAAAGTTGGATCAAGTTTCTGCTCAGGAATTCCCAGAGCGGGTGGAAGTTTGATGTAAGCAAGAGTGAGAATTCCGCCAGACCAAACAAGAATGCCAAGACGAACAAACGTGCTGATCACAGCAAGATGTTCTTCACTATCACCTGAAGCATCTTTGATTCTTCCAAAGATACCTTTCTTCTTCTCCTCTTTCTTTTCCTCAACGTCCTTTTTAATTTCTTCAGGCATGAGTTTATAGAGAGGCGCAGTTATTTAGAAATACATTAAGCTAAAAGTAAACACCACAAAAATAATAATCACAAAGATCATAAATCCCACACCTGCCCAGTTCACCCAATTGGGCATTGGTTCATAATTGTGTTTATGTGACATGAAAGTAATAGATAAAAAAATACCCCAGAAAAAATTTTTCCAGGGTAAAGGTTTCTGTTTAGTGATTTCAGACTGGGGCAGTCTCGCGTGAGTTGACCTTCAGGTAATCATAAACCTGCTCAGGTGTGCTCTCACGATAAGGGTCTGCTTCGTGGTTGTCAGACTTGCCGTCTTCGACAAAGAGTTTTTCGATCACTCCGTCTTGAACGACTGCTGCGTAACGCCAGGAACGATCACCGAAACCAAGGTTACTCTTAGCAACCAGTTGACCCATGGCACGAGTAAAGTAAGCGTTGCCATCGGGGATCAGTTGAACCTTTTCGATGTTCTGATCTTTTGCCCAAGCGTTCATAACAAAGGCATCGTTGACAGAGACACAATAAACAGCGTCAACACCAAGAGCACTGAAGTCTTCAAACTTTTCCTCAAATCCAGGCAACTGATAAGCACTGCAAGTAGGAGTGAATGCACCAGGCAAACTGAAAACAACCACACGCTTACCACTGAAGAGATCAGTGGTTGTGCGAGTAACAAAGTCTCCATT